TTGTGTGCTAAGTACTCAGCAAATTTAACTTGTTCTTCTCTTTCTTTTTGGCTTTTGCTCATCATCTGCAATAGTAGCTGCTTGAATTTCTTGTTGTGCTTCTGCTCTTACAATTAACGAATAAAGTGACTCGACAAAACAGTTAGAGCAGGTAGGCATTGGTCTACCCATCTCCCTAAAGTAGATATCTCTGACTTTAACTGACTCATCTGGGGCTAACCTCATAAAACCACTATGCTTCCATTTAGTGAAGTGTGGTTGAATCTCGGTAATAATGTAGTTTATTTCTTCTTGTGTCATGATTTATATGTTGAGTTGTAGTATTCTTCGCCTTCAGTTGTAAATGTTATTGTGTCTCCGTGTTCATCAGTTACGCCTTGCTGATAGGCTTTAATTATTTGTTCTTTCTCCATTTCTTTGGCTTGGTCAATAATAGATTGATCAAAATTCCAATTTGGTAAAAATTGTGTAATTATTGGATTTTTTAGTAAAATTTGTTCACAGAACCACTCTACTGCCGTTTGTTTCATAAGTATTTATTTATAATCGTTGAACTTGCTGCTGCTAAAAATGCTAATGGTATGCCCTCGATTGAATAAAACCAAAACAAAGTAATCCAAAAGGATAGACACAACTCACAAGACAAAGGTTTCTTATATCTGTAGCCAAACTCACGCACCCAAATTATGCTCATCGATGCTATCCCCAAAATTTGCAACAAGTCTTTCATTTATTTCTTTTTTGATTGTGTTTATTACTCTGAGTATTTCCTGCCTACTGATATCGGTTGCTCTACTTATGCTCCTTGCCGAGCGTGGTTTAATTTCAAGTTTCGTATCTCCTTCGCAGTACAATGTCCAAATCTTTTGCTCATACCACTCTTTAGAAGATACAATGTCATCAATAGTGCTATATAGTGCCTCTTTGTACATTGAGTCGTTTTCTTCTATGATTTCAATGCCTTCTGTATCATATAAGCCTATCGGTCTAATGAAGTTCTTTGTGAAATTAGTGTATTTGCCATAATACTGATTTAAACAGATGCGAATTACAAAGCCTTCCCAATAACCGCTCTTGTATTTTTCTTCTATCCATTCGTCCGTCTTTTCGCATAGAATTACAAATAGTTCTTGATATAAGTCGCTTGAAAGTTCACCTGCAATCTTTATGCAGAACTCACGCAGCCAGGTAGACTGTGTTAGCTCCGATATTATTTGTGGCTTTTTGATATGACAAAGTTATTTTCAATTTGGGCAAAGTTATCAATATTGTTTCCACACTATCTTAGTTGTAAGTGATTCGTCAACAGATACTAACTCCCATCCTAACTTAGTGTACTTTCTCCAATAGTAGATGACTTCTTCTTCATCATTAAGACAAATATGGAGATATTCTCGTGACCTCCTCAAGGTAATTGTCAGGAATCGCATTAAGTCGTGATTTAATTCTGTTGTGCATTGCAGTCTCAAACTTCATGTTGATGTCTAAATAATCGCCTATCATATCTCTTCCGTGAATAACTGTACTGTGGTCACGGTTTAAATATAGACCGATTTTCTTTAGAGACTGATTTAGTTCATTGTATGCAAAATAACAGAACATTGCTCTTGCAATTACATACTCACGCTTCCTTGAACGAGAGAAAAAGTCTTTAGGGATTACGTTGGACTCTTGACAAACTATTCTCAGAAGTTCATCAAAGTTCTTGTCTACCTTTTTTGTTTTCTGCTCAGGTTTAAGAATCATTTGTCTTAGTTCCTGAATTTCTCTCTTAGCACTTTCAAGCTTGTTCTCGTAGGTTGTTTTTAAACGAGTGTGTGCTGCTTTTAGTTTTATGTATTCGTATTCGTAGTTCATATCTTTTCAATTTTATATCCTTCAAAACTTTCTATTGTACTTTCTAAATCAATTTCTTTTGATCCATCTTCTACATAGATTAATTTTTCAATTACTACTTTTTGAATTGTACCTTCTGACCAAAAACCTCCTTCGGGTTCTACTGTGTCAACGCACCAAATTCTAATGCGGTCTCCGTGTTTATATTGTTTCATAGTATTTCTTTATATCGTGTGTAACGTCCTTCAAATGACATTGGTACAGATACGCATTGCCCATGTCTATTCTTGCCTATAATTAACTCAGCATCCATTTCAATTTCGGGCTTATCATCTGAGTAATACGCTGGTCTAAATGGAAATAAAACAATATCGGCATCCTGTTCAATCTGACCGCTCTCTCTTAAGTCTGAAAGCATTGGTTTCTTTTCAGCTCGTTTTTCTGTTTCTCTTGAAAGTTGTGCTAGTGAAATAACTGTTATTCCTAACTCCTTTGCCAAAAGTTTAAGCGTTCTGCTAATGTGGGCAATCTCTTGTTCTCTTATTTTCTGATGGCTTTTAATTAACTGCATATAATCAATGAAAACTATATCTAAGCCGTGTTTAGCCTTATGTAGTTTTATCTTCGCTACAATGTCATTTATATCACTATTGCTGCCATCGTCTAAAAAGAAGTCCATGTTCATTCCGTAAAGGTTTTCTGTGATTTGTTTTAAATCAGTTTCGGTTAATCTTGCACTTCTTATTTTGTAGTTTTCTACATTCGCAATAAACGAAAGATATCTTTTTGCAAGTTCCTCTTTTGACATCTCCAAAGATATAAATAGAACCTTTGCAAGTCTACAGGAGTCAATGGCAAGTGAAAGAGCAATAGCAGTTTTTCCGCTTCCAGGTCTACCTGCTATGACAACCATGTTTCCTTTATTCCAACCGCCTATATATTTGTCAAGGTACTTCCATCCTGTGCTTATGCCTGTCATGTTTGTTCCTCTTTGAACTGCCTCGTATAAAGTGTCAATCACTGTACCTGCTACTGAAGAAATTACTTTTGCTTTCTGCCCAACACTTACGGTGTTCTCTTGCAACATCAAATTGATTTCGCTTATTATTTCATTTAGATCACGGTCATAATTAAAATAAGCCATCTTAGATTGAATGTTGTTTTTCTTGTAAGCAATTTCAATCTGAAGAATCTCTTTTTCTAAATTGACATTTGTAGTTACAACATTTTGCATGGTTGCAATCTCTCTGATATGTTCACGATGGCGTAAACCAACAGAGGCTAAACTTACAGGCTCATTGCTCATGTAAAACTCTTGCATTGTAGTTACAACGTCTTTTCTAAATGAGCTAAACCATAAAGGGTTTAATTTCATTATAAAGTTGTGTGCATCAGGATAAAGAAACATTTGTCCTATTATGCTATTTTCAATTTCAATCATCTAATGTTGCTCTTTTATAAGTTTTTACAAAGTTATCTTTTTTATTGTTTGATAACCAATTTCTTGCAGCTGCTTTCCAATCTTTCATTTTGTTTTTACCTACCATCCATCCTTTAGAAGAATAAAAGTCGTGAAATCTTTGTGAGTCTAACTGTGGGAACTCATTTTGCAGTTCTTCAACTGTTGGTATAATAAATATATCTTTTGTTATTTTATTCTTTTGTTCTTTTATTTCTTTATATACTGACTGATTCTCGGAATGACTGAAATTCAGTAAATCCGAATCTTGGTCATTCGGTAATTCAGTAAACTCAGATAATACAGGTTCTTCGTAGACTATGTGATTCCAACCTTTAATTAAATTAGTCTCAGTATCAATTACACGAATAGAAACTATGTATCCTTTATCTACTAAGCCTTTCCAATTCTTATTGAATCTATCTCTACCCATATTCATATTACGCCAAATAATACCCTTGTAAACTACCCAATCTTCAGGTAATGAAAGTAAGTGAACCAAAATACTTTTTTCTTCTGGTGTTAATTCAGAGCTTTGTAAAATCTCATTGCTAATCGGAGTATAACGACTCTTGCCTGTTTTCTTACTCCTTAATATTTGTCCTGTGTTTTGCATTGCATAAAAAAACCCGCATAAGATAGATGTGTCGAGCCATCTATCCCATACGGGCAAATATCTTTTAACATAACCGTCTCGACTCGGTGTTTGTTGCTATTAAAAAAAGAGAGGCAGCAGGTGTTGTTACTACCCCTCTGATTTGGTGTATGCAAATATAGTTATTTATTTTCTAATTGCAAAAATCCTGTGTGTTTATTTGTTTCTAATGCACGAATATATTGAACCTCTACTTTAGCGGTCTCAACAATAACTTGTGCAACTCCGACAATAGCCTCAGCTTTGTCTACTTCTAACTCTCCATCCTTTAGCATTTCTAACGCTTCAAATAAATGGTTGCGTAAATCTTCAATTTTGTTTTTTGGCATATCTTTTAATTTTTCTTATTAGTTTCGTTACTTCTTTTATCTCTGGCGTTAACTTGTTGTGAGCCTCTTGACCTTTTTTAAACTGAGTTTCTTTGCCTCCCCATTCGCTGCCAAGTTTTAACCCTTTGTTCCAAGTTTCCATACCCTTTTTAAACCATCCGCTATTTTGTATCTTATAAGCCTTCATTTTACACTCTTCAGTTTTCTTAATACCTAATTCACAGGCTTTAGTTCTTATAGCGGTTTTTCTTCTATTTAGATGTTTTTCGATTTTGCTGGTGTGTAAAATAGGGTAATACCTTTTCAAATATGCAATTTCTGCATCAGTCCACTTCATAACCTAAATCTTGTTTAACCTTGTCCTGTTCTTCTAAGCGTTTCTGATAGCGTTCACCTCTGAGATGAGGGTAGTGCATTTGCAGTTTACGTCTAATTCTTGAAATGGTTGAAGCGTTGGTCACTTTGCTTTGATAAAGCATATTGAAGAATTCATAAGTTTTGTAGGCGTAGTTACCATTATCGTTCATTTCCATTTTCCAAAACTCTACGAGCAAAACATTGTCGTTGTCTCTCGCTTCTGAGTGGTTCAGTAGAACCGATGCCACTCTTTGTTCTATTAGTTTATTCATAGTGCTAAATTATGTGAATACCATGCTATATCAAAAGCCATTGTAGGTGTTATTAATTCTTTTAAATATATAACCCAAAATTGTCCTGAGCCATCAAAAGCGAAATCAGGATCGTTATATCTGCAATAATCAATGTTACCATACAGTAAATGACTTTTCATTACTGCGTTGTACTGTTGTGTGTTTAATAGTAAGTGTTTCATGATAATTTAGTTTTACCTCTGTACATTGTTTTTCTTTCTTTAGCCTGGTGCTTCATTACCTCGTTAAAGTGAGCAGGATCAATATATGGTCTTTCCTGCTCTTGAAATGGCTCAGCTTCTTTTTGCTCTTGGTTAAACTCTTGTACCTTAATAGCAAGATACCATAGTAAGTAAGCTATTGCAAAGAATAGAATACAAACGATTTGAAAATAGTGGTGTTGTGTCATGGTTCAAATATCTACCTAATTTCCTTAAATGCAAAATATTTTTTCAATATTGCAAAGATAATTACAATCTGATGACATTATTCAACAACTCAGCAGCAACATTTAGCTTCTCATCTATCTCATCTTGGACTAAATGGCGTTCTATTTCCGCTACGTGAATAACCTTGCCTTGTGGCATTCGTGGATCGTAGGAAACAAAGTAACCTTTGTCTAAATCCGCTGCAATCATTCCGAGTTGCATTTGCCAGTAGTACTCTGGATGCAAAGCCTTTAAACTATCAGCATCGTAGATAGTAAAGTTTTTCAGGTGAATTGATGAGTTGTAGGGGCATTTAATTTCTAAGATGGCATCTTTACTTAAACCGTCAGGAGAATATCCGCTATTGTCTCCGTAAGGTATAAAAACATAGGTCTCGCCACCGTAATAAGTAAACTCATCAAAAGTTATTCTTGAAAAATAGTTAAACGCATCTGCTTCGTTTTCTACTCCCCAAGTCAGAGCATCTCCGTAAATAGCCTTTTTTTGTCCTGTGAGAATCTCTGCTGCTTTTTCGTATACAAAAGTCTCAGCAGTTTTGCTTAGTGTGTCACCGCTGCGAGAACTTCCCATCAGCTTGTGAATCTCAGAGGCAGTAAAGCGAGATAATCTCGCTTCCTGCCAAAGGTCTTGATTTTGTGTTATTGTAATTTGCATCCCTGTGATATCATTCATTTAGTTGCAGTCAAAATTGCAATGTTATCTGCACTTACAATGTACTTGTCAGTAATGTCAGAAATAGAGCTTCCCTTTGCGATATGGTCAACTGCCTTTTTCCACAATGGGTGTTTAGGTGTCATCTCTTCTTTGATTGCTTTGACCTGGTAGCCTGTTGCAGTATTGGCGTCATCGTCCTCTTGATTAAGATTAAAAATAGAAGCTAATGCATAACGTCTTGCGTAAGTAATTGCAGAGCCTTGTTGCTGAGGGTTGTTCAAATCTTTCATTCGTAATACCTGTTCACTCTGCATAAACTCTCCGCTCTCAGCGTGGTAAACGGTTGTAACCAAAACGTCTTCATTGGGATGTTGCGTTACCAATATACCACACTCTTGTAATATTGGATTGATAGTTTCAATGATGCTTGTAAGGTCAGCATACTTGTTTTTAAAATGATCATTCTTTGCGTTCTTCTTAACGCTGGTAACCTTACCCTGAAATTCAAACAAGGCTTTGGTTAGGTTTGTTATTTTCTCTGATGTTTTCATAAAATTTCTTGAATTACTCTGTATAGCTCCTGTTCTTTGATATGCTCTAAGTCTACTCTAAAAGTTACCTCATAAGGACTGCTATCTTCGTCTTTTGAAATAACCTCTTCAAATTTCTTGAAATAGTGTTCAATGATTGCATCCTCAACTTCCATTCTATCATAGGTAAAAGTGAAAGTGTCATCAAAGACTACTTCTACCTCTTTGTCCAGTACATATACGTTTACTTCAACTTTCATCTTGAAACCTCCCTTATACCTTTTAACCCATCAAAGTGTTTGTTAACTTCTTCTAAAAGTTCGTTCATGGTGCATTTGTTACTTGGATGTCTTAATTTTTCAATCATCCAAACAAGGTTAACAAGGTCTCCCTCTGAATAAGTTGGTTGGCTTTCAGCAGTGCCGTTAACTTTTTCTTTAGAAAAGATACGTTTTAGTGTTAATATAAATTTTTTCATTTTGATACCTCCTCTAAAGCAGTTTTGATAACCAACATAGCTTTTGGATTGATAACGTCACCGTCAAGATACTTTCTAACGGTAGGCATAGACACGCCTGTTTGCTCGGATACTCGTTTCACAAGTCCGTGCTTTCTTTTTACTTTAATAAGATTTATGATTTCTTGTAGTTCCATACAGCAAAGATAAAATAAATTTCCTTAATAGAAAAATATTTTTCTTTATTGACAGAACTATGACGCTAAAGAGTCAGC